GTTTCAAAAAAGAACCATTCATAGATAAGACGGACATCCAAAGAAGTGCTGTTGTACTGCGCATATCCTTCCCATCTGATTTTCAGAACCCTGTACGCATTAAAGAGGGTTGCCTCCTCCCTATAGAAATCCCACATCTTGGCATCCCTTCGGCATACAAGAAACTGTTCTGTATTTGCCCCAAGTCCTATCCAGCTGTTACCACTGACATAAAGGCTTGATGCCTTTATGCCATTAAACATGAACCAGTCCACACCATCAAAAGTCATGGTGTCATCGTCATGCCCGGTACTTACAACCAGATGCTGCATATTTTCTGTTGTATTGAGCATTTCCTCAATGGAACTGTAATTAGCCATTCTCTGACACCTCCAATTCATCAATACGTGCAAACTGCTCCGTATTGGTTACCACCTTTGCCATTCTGCCGGAATCAATAGGATATTCCTGACTTGTAAACTTATAGTCTGTCTGGAATTCGAATACAGAATCCGTCTTCACAAAATATCTGTTAAAGGTCATCTCTGCCTCATCAGCAGTTTCTATGGTTTCCGTTACAATCACAGGGTTAACTCTGACTGTTTCTGCCATCCCCATCACACCATAAGATTCCAAAGAAACCAGCGAGAACAAATCCGTAATGCCTACAGGCTTTGGAACTTCCGTATGCATCTTTACGGATGCTGTTGTTTCCCTTACAGGCATTGTTCCGGCTGTTCCTATCAGTTCTTCCAGAGTCTCTGTAAATTCAAGACGGCCGTCCCATACATTATTGGAAGAAAGTCCCTGTCCGCTTATGGTACAGATACCCTGTCCTCTGTCAATGAGTGCCGTGCCACCCGATATCCTCATTCTTACCCGGAAAGTGTTATAGGCATTTGCCTCAAGTCCGCTTAACGGATAATACAGATTCAAAATGTGTCTGCCGGAATGCATCGTTTCAATTGGCACATATGTTGTAAGCACATTGTCATTTATGATGTAGGTTACCGTAATCACAGCCTGCCCATCATCGGTAAGGTTCACATCCAGTTCTGCGTCCACAGAAGTATTCGTCTCCCCGGATACAGATGACGGAATGGTAATCGTTCCCTTTGCTTTTCCTGTCTTTGTCACGGAATCGGCATCCACCTGCAGTAAAATGCTTGCATGGAACTGAGCATCCGTGTCCTCATTGGATGCAAACTCAATGCTTGCAATCTCCGTATCCACAGAGCCAATAGTATAAGGCGAAGCATTCATGAAAGTGTGTACTACAATCTTTCCTGCCTCCACCTGATTTAACAAACCGCTGATATTCTTGTCATTCTTGCTCTTCGCCTCTGCAAGTCTTGGATTCTTGCCAACGCACTGCAAGGTGTGTTTTCCATTGACTTTGAACTCATATTTCGTAATGCAGGTAATCTGTTTCTCGTCAGCGTGTCCCCCGGAAAAGGTTATGATATCACCGAGGTCAAATGCCGGATTGCCTATGGTAGCCGAATCAAACGGCACATAATTTATCTTTGAAATGTCATTTAACACATTGAGCAGTATTGTTTTTCTTGTTTCCGTAAGTCCAAACTGCAGTAACGGATTGACTCCCAGATTCATGGTAAGACCATCATCCGGGTCTAGTGCATAATACTCTGCCGTCTGTGTTCTGTTATTCGTGGAATTGATGGCTGTATATCTTGTAACAAAATCAGAAAAACTGCTGCTGAACCGCTGTGTGTCCGGGATATCAAGCACGGATGTATTGCCATACTTTCGAAGTTCCAGTTTCCCGACACGATTGATGGTCGCAAAACACCCAAGCACCTGTGCCACATAATAAAGAATATCCCTCCATGTTTCTATGTCATTTTCTCCATAGATACCAAGCAGAATCTTTCCATTGTTCCAGCTTTCTATCTCTTCCTGCGTGTGTGCCAGTTCCACCTTACACTCCTCACAGGCAAGGGAAAGCAGGTCATAAGCCGTACCACTGCTGACCTTGTTTTTGAATGCCTTATCAAATCGGAGCATATAATCATATGCTTTAATAGCAAGGCAGTTAATGGTTCTGTTCGCCTCGCTCACTTCAAAAATACCAAGAGGTACTTCCTCATAATTCCCGGATGCCAGTTGAAGAAAAAAACTGATGGTTACCATTGCACCTTCCAGAGTATATCTGTCCACATCCGTATAAAGAGTAATTCCAAGTTCCGCAGCATACACAGAACCAATCTCTATTTCATTATTTCCACAGCATTGGTTGGTTATATAGCCACTGCCTTTTACAATGTCTTTATTGGTAAAGGGATATTGAATGCCTGCCTTTGTGGTAATACAGCCTTCAAAATAATATGACCTGGTATTATCCTGAATTGCTGTTAAATACTCATCACTGACTGGATACATCAGACCACCCCTTTCTAAAATTCCTTTAATGTAAATGACACAGTCCACAACCCCTTAAACGAAGTATCTTTCTGTAGTCCCGACTTAAATCCGTCAATGTACATCTGTGTCTGCTTTATCTCCAATGTTCCCGTGTCAAAATATTTCACTGCTATCTTTGGTCTGTTCCGAAAGATAGTCAGTTTCTTAAGCCATGTGGGACTGACATTAAAGGAGCAGGATATTTCCACCACCCCACTCCTTACCAGATCTCTCTGCCTTGTCCCGGCTTCCGTTTCCCCTGACGAATCTGCCTCCACATCCGACAAGCCAACATCATAGCTGACAGGAAGTGGCAGGTCTTCTCCATCAAAGTTCAAATATTGAATATGTGCCATTTATCTTCCTCCGCTTCTTAGGTTTATTCTCTGCTGTGCATTCACGACCACTTCATCAAGAAGTGTTCCTCCGATATAAACAGGAATGGAAATGTTACCACCCTGCATATTGAGTCCTGCAATGGCATCATGGATTGCTCCCACAATGCTTGCCGTGTTCTGTGCAGATGAAGTCGATGTACTTTCCATAGCAGCCGATGTAGCATTCACATTTGGATTGATTACCATATCCTGTGATACTCCTTCCACCGCTTTTGCAACCATACCCTTACTCTTCTCGATTCCCTTTGCCAGTCCTTCCATAAAGTCAGGCATCCATGACTCATATTCCGTCAACGGTCCCTCATCCGGCACAGAGAAATGAAGGAAGGACTTAATCTTGTCAGCCACACTTTTTACGGCATCTCCCACGGCATTGATACAACTCTTAATACCATTTACGATTCCCATTATCATGTCCTTACCCCACTGTAATGCCTGCGAAGGAAGGCTTGTGATAAAGCTGATAGCCGTCTGGAATCCACTCTTAATAGAAGATGCAATCTTTCCCACTGTATTTTTTATGGCGGAAAGCATATTGTTGAACACGGTGGATACCGTACTCTTAATCCCATTCACAATACCGCTGATAGTTGATTTTATGCCGTTCCAGATACTGCTTATCGTACTTTTAATGGTATTCATCACCGTAGTGATTGCTGTTTTGATGGCATTCCACACTGTGGTAATGACCGTTTTGATTGCATTTACCACAGTAGTGACCGTGGTCTTGATGGCATTCCAAGCCGTAGTCATTGCCGTCTTGATTGCATTCAGTACCGTATCAATAGCCGTCTTTATCGCATTCCAGACTGTGGTAACAACCGTTTTGATTGCATTAAACACCGTGGTTATGACAGTCTTGTACGCATTGATATAGGTGGTAATAGCCGTCTTGATTGCCTCAAGTACCGTACTGAATATGGTCTTGATGCCCTCCCATATTGTAGTAAAGAAACTTGATATTGCATTCCAAGCAGTCTGTATTCCTGTTGTAATGGCCGTCCACGCATTTGTGAGTGCTGTCTTAATCTTCTCAAGTATTCCGTTGATGAAGTTCCTAAACCCTTCGCAGTTGTCATACAGCAACTTAAATGCCCCGGCAAACGGATTCACAAGCATCAAAAGTAATGCCTGCCAGTTGTTCTTCACAAAGTCGATAACCCCGGTAAAGAAACCCTTAAGTGCCTCCACAACTGTAGATACGATATTCTTGATACCTTCCCACAGTCCTTTCCAGAAGTTTCTAAAACCTTCGCACTTATTCCAAAGAACCACAAAAATTGCTATCAGAGCAACAATAGCTGCAACAATCAGCACTATCGGATTTGCAAGCATTGTCGCATTCAAGGCCATAAAAGCTGTTTTTACAGTATTGATAACCCCGGCAATCTTCGGAACAATCGTCATAATCGTACCAACGGCAGAGATTACCTTCCCCACCACGATAAGCACCGGTCCCAATGCCCCGGCTACAAGTGCAACCGTGACAATGACTTTCTTCGTACCCTCATCAAGGGAGTTCAGCCAGTCCACTACCTTCTGCACCGCACCCACGATACTTTTTAATGCTGGCATCAGTAACTGACCAAACGAAATAGCCAGCCCTTCAAGAGCTGACTTTAGTAAGGTTAACTGTCCCTGTAAATTATCAAGCTGTGTGTCTGCCATCTGCTGTGCTGCACCTGCACTGTTTTCAATGGATGACTGTAAGCTGTCCCATGTACTTCCCGTATTGGCAAGTAAAGCATTTACGGAAGAAAGGTCTGTCTTATTGAAAATGGTGGATATGATATTTGCTTTATCTTCGGAAGTCATACCCTCCATGCTTGTATTCAAATCCCCTAGGATATCATTCATGGAACGCATATTTCCCTCAGAATCATATACAGACACACCTAGTTCCTGCATCTTCGCAGCCGCCTGATCGGTTGGGTTCTGCAAAGACAGGATAATGTTTCGAAGATGCGTACCACCCTCTGCACCCTTGATACCATTATTCGCAAGAATACCAAGTGCTGTGTTAAGTTCTGCCGTTCCACCTTTAATGGATTTAGCCGTAGCACCAATGGTAAGAATACCTTCTCCTAATTGTGCAACGGATGTATTGGTGGTAGAAGCCGTCTTTGCCATCTGGTCTACCATCGTATCAGCCTCGGCAGTTTCCATTCCAAGGGCAGACATGGCATCCGTTACCATATCCGATGCTGATGCAAGGTCAATGCCACCAGCCGCCGCCAAGTTAAGTACTGTAGGAAGTGTATCTGCCATTTCTTGTGTGCTGTAACCTGCAAGTGCAAGATAGTTTAGTGCCTCAGCACACTCCGTAGCGGAGAATGCTGTGGATGCACCCATTTCCTTTGCAAG